GTTCCAAACATGGACAAAACAACAGCTACACCTTTATATGATTATGCAACAGGTGGCCGTGTTGGTTTTAACGGCGGCGGTGCAGTTGGTGCTGATGATAACTTTGCAAAAGAACTAGAATATTTTTTATTGAACCCTGATGCTGAATTACCAAAAGCAGATAGTTACAGAGAAACCATGAACCCTGTTTCGTTATTAAATGACATGATCGACCCAAGAAACTATGCATACTACGGAGATAGGTTAGCAGAAACGGGTGTTAGAATCGGTGAGTTTGGTGCAAGAGTATTACCTGCACTTGGTCAGTTGACCGCGGATCTTATACAAAGACCTGCGTTCAAAGTTACAGGCGGCACGGGTCAAGGTTATGTTCAAGACTATACAGATGTAATGCCATCTAATATTAAAGGTACAGGAATCTTTTCTGAATTCTTAGATAATTTAGTTGGAACAGAAGGTACAAAAGTTATTACAGAAAAAACAGGATTAGCAGATTTAATTAGATCAGAAGAACAAAAACAAAAAGATAGAAGATCAACTATTGGTCCTAAAGTATTAGCAGATCAAGTAACTCTTGGTGCAGAACTTACAGCACCTATATTTCCTGGTTTAAAATTATTAAAAGCTTACGCTAAGAATAGAAAGCTACCGGTTAATGGTACGACAAAAGAAGTTATGGATAAAGAAATCGATGAAGTATTAGAAACACAGAATTTAACACGAAGAGACTTTTTAAAAGCAACAGGTGCAGGTAGTGCAATTGTTATTGCTAAGATGTTAGGTTTTGGAGATGAACTTGCAACAACAACTAAAGTTGTAGAAAAAGCTACAAAAGAAGCAGCAACAACAAGTGGAGCACCTCCCTACTTTTTAAATCTTGTTAAGAAAATTAAAACAATGGGAGATGATGTGACTCCAGGTTATTCAGTAAAAGATAGAGAAGTGGTTACAAAATATAAAGATTATACATTGACTGAAGATATTACAACCGGGCAACAAACAATTCAAAGATATAAAGTGCTTGATGATGACTCAGCTAGTTACTATGGTAATCCCTTAACTGAAGAAGCTTACATGAGTTATAAACCTGGAAAAGGTCAAATTGATGAAACAACTAAAGGTAAAACTCCTCCAGATGAGTATGAAGAGGGCACAGCTTTATTAAGAAGTGATAGAGAATATGCAGGAGAAATCGTTGATGAGTCAGCAGATATTTCCGATGATATTATTGAAGAAGGCACTATGTTTGAAGATAACATAGCGGAATTTGGAAAATGAAAAAACTAACTACAACAATACCACCTAAAAGAGGGCCCAACCCACAGGGGTTGAATGTTCCTCTAAAACAAGTTAAAGTGTCAAATACACAGGAGAAAATAAATGGCAGACATAGACAAGTCTTTACCAAACGTAAAGACATCAATAACGGTTGATCCCGAAGAAGAAATAGAAATTGCAGAACAGAAGGAAATAGAAGCTTCTGAAGAACCTATTGAAATTAATCCACAAGAAGATGGTAGTGTAGAAATTGATTTTGACCCAAGTAAAGTAAACATAGAAGGTCAACAAGGACATTTTGATAATCTAGCTGAATTATTACCGGAAGATATTTTAGATCCAATTGGAAGTGAATTAACTGAAAATTATATGGACTACAAAGCTTCTAGAAAAGATTGGGAACAAGCTTACACAACAGGTTTAGAATTACTTGGTTTTAAATATGAAAATAGATCAGAACCTTTTCAAGGAGCAAGTGGTGCAACCCACCCTGTACTTGCTGAAGCTGTCACACAATTTCAAGCTGGAGCTTACAAAGAATTATTACCTGCTGAAGGACCTGTTAGAACTCAAGTAGTTGGTAATCCCGATCAAAACAAAGAGTCTCAAGCACAACGTGTTAAAGATTATATGAACTACGAGTTGATGGAAAAAATGAATGAGTACGAACCTGAGTTCGACCAAATGTTATTTCATTTACCACTTGCAGGTTCAACATTTAAAAAAATTTATTATGACGATTTATTGGGAAGAGCTGTATCAAAGTTTATCCCAGCAGATGATTTAGTCGTTCCGTATTCTGCTACCTCATTAGAGGATGCGGAAGCGATTATTCAAACAATTAAAATATCAGAAAATGATTTAAGAAAACAACAAGTTGCTGGTTTTTATTCTGACATAGAATTACAGAAACCACAAAGTGTAATGAAAGATGAAGTTGAATCTAAAGAAAGAGAATTAGAAGGAACTAAAAAAACAGGTAAACAAGAAACAGTTTATACTTTATTAGAATGTCATGTTAATTTAGATTTAGAAGGTTTTGAAGATAAAGATCAAGAATTAAATGAGACAGGAATTAAATTACCTTACATTGTAACAGTTGACGAAACTTCAAGAGAAGTTTTATCTATTAGAAGAAACTTTGAGCCAGACGATCCAAAGAAAAATAAAATTCAATATTTTGTACATTTTAAATTTTTACCAGGTTTAGGTTTTTATGGTTTCGGTTTAATCCACATGATTGGTGGACTGTCTAGAACAGCGACCGCAGCTTTGAGACAGTTATTAGATGCGGGAACGCTTTCTAATCTGCCAGCTGGATTTAAGCAAAGAGGTATAAGAGTAAGAGATGAAGCAGCACCTTTACAACCAGGTGAATTTAGAGATGTAGATGCACCCGGTGGTAATTTAAGAGATGCATTTATGACTCTTCCTTACAAAGAACCTTCAGCTACTTTATTACAATTAATGGGTATAGTAGTACAAGCAGGTCAAAGGTTTGCAGCTATTGCTGATATGCAAGTTGGAGAAGGAAATCAAGGCGCTGCAGTTGGAACAACAGTTGCACTTCTTGAACGTGGCTCACGTGTTATGTCTGCAATACACAAAAGATTATATTCAGGTATGAAACAAGAATTTAGATTACTAGCAAGAGTATTTAAAACTTATTTACCTCCTGTTTATCCTTTTGATGTTGTTGGCGGTAGAAGAGAAATTAAACAAATGGATTTTGATGATAGAGTAGATATTTTACCTGTTGCAGATCCAAATATATTTTCAATGGCACAGAGAATTACAATGGCACAAACAGAATTACAACTTGCAACATCACAACCACAGTTGCATAATTTGTATCAAGCTTACAGAAAAATGTATGAAGCGTTGGGTGTAAAAAATATTGATCAAGTTTTACCTCCTCCTGCTCCTGTACAACCAATGGATCCAAGTTTAGAACACATAAATGCTCTTGGTATGAAACCTTTTCAAGCGTTTCGTGCACAAGATCACACAGCACACATCACATCGCACTTAACTTTTATGTCTACTAACATGGTTAGAAATAATCCACAGATGATGGCAGCTATTCAAAAAAATATTTTAGAACATATTAGTTTAATGGCCCAAGAACAGGTTGAATTAGAGTTTGCAGAGCCTTTACAACAAATGCAAATGCTTCAAGCACAAGCTCAACAAGACCCACAAGCTCAACAACAACTTCAACAGTTGTCACAACAGATTGAAGCAAGAAAAGCAGTGTTAATTTCAGAGTTAACAGCTGATTTTGCTAAAGAAGAAAAAGAGATTACGTCACAATATGACAATGATCCTTTATTAAAACTGAAATCACGTGAAGTTGACTTACGTGCAATGGAAAATGAGCGTAAAAAAGAAGCTGATGAAGCAAAAGCCGACCTTGATAGAGCTAAATTAGTTCAAGCAAGAGATATTTTTGATGATAAGCTAGAACAAAACCAAGATTTAGCAGAATTAAGAGCTGGAGTAAGTCTTGCAAAAAAAAATAATACTAATATAAACTAGTAAAGGTAAAAAACTATGATGAACTATAAAAAAGAAAAACAAATAGCTATTCCTGAACAGAATGTAGAAATAGATCCAAGATCTAAAACTACAGCTGATGGTTCTTTCAACTATATTCCTGCTGGAGACAAAGCAGAAGTTAGAGGAACTAAAAGAATGCTAAAAGATAAGAAAAAAACAGCTACTTGGTACTAATATGTGGTTCTCGGCAATTAAATTAGCCATCTCTGCTGGTAGTAAAATTTATGCTAACAAGCAGAAGACTAAAATGGCAATGTCGGACGCACAATTGATGCATGCATCACGTATGGCCGAAGGAAAAGAAGCTTACCAAGGTAAACTTCTTGAAGCTAGACAATCGGACTGGAAAGATGAGGCCGTTTTGATAATTTTAAGTTTGCCCGTGGTAATTTTGGCGTGGGCAGTTGTAAGTGAGGACCCAACAGCAATGGACAAAGTAAAATTGTTTTTCGAGATGTTCTCGCAGCTTCCATCGTGGTTCACAAATTTATGGATACTTGTC